AGATTACCAAGAGCACATCTTACTGTTTTTAGAGTAATTAACTATATTGTATATATAAGCACCCCATTCACCACTGCAATAAATTATAGGTAATGCCAACACCTATATACCACCCGTTAGGATAGCCATACCCAGACTGCAAGCCTACCCCCCATCTTTTTCGTTTTGCTGCAAACGGTACTGGTATCCTAATTTCTCGTGTCCGGGTATAGACCTTAATACTATCCATCCTGACATCATAGCCGGATACCCATGCCCGGTATAGGCTATCTTCGTATATCTTCTGGGTAATAGGTATCTCCACCTCTACGGAATCAACAGAAGCAAGACAAGTATCCCTCTTAGAAGTACACGTATCCTTCTTGACAGGCAACTTCGCATACTTATACCTGATTACTACACTATCCCTTGCTACTGGATAATAGAAAGGAATAGTTTCGACGTATTCGGTTGTATCTGGACTGGATACTGACACAGATTCTTGCTGGCGGTTCCACAAAAATAGAACCGCCAAGGCTAACAACACAATCAAAATCCATGGTAACGCTTTCATGGTCGGATCACTGTATTGCGTAAGAAATTGGAAAATTCACTTCGAACATCGAAGCAGGGGCATGCTTTGATATATTCTGCCGGCTCTACTTCACCGCTGCCGTCTAGGTCTGGAGAAGTATCACGGTGTCCCAACACTTCAACTATAGGATATTCCTTACAGAGCTTCGCGACCAATTCACGTAATGCTGCCTTTTGAGCCGTAGTCCGTGTATCTGCAGGCTTACCGTTTGCATCTAATCCACCGATATAGCAGATTCCAATACTGTGCTTATTATACGAAGATTCGCTAAATCCTTTGGTATTACAATGCGCCCCGTCAATGCTTAACGGTCGCCCATTCTCTACCATTCCGTCCAAGTCAATGACGAAGTTATAACCGATCTGATTGAATCCTCTTTGCCTGTGCATCCGGTCAATATCCTTTGCACGTAAATCTTGCCCGGCACGTGTGGCCGAACAGTGAATAATAATCGAATCAATAGTTTTCATTTATTTTCCTCCCATTTTAATTAATAATCACTTGGCGGCTGTCTGTTGACACAGCCTCTCACATCACACTTTTTTAATTCTGCCTCCTTGAGCCGGAGTTCTAGTTCATGCTTTTCACGTATCAATTCAAGCTGATCGGAGCGTAGCTTATTGTTTTCAGAGTATAAGAAATCAACCTTCGTATCTCTTACACTCATGCGTTTCTCTTGATTATCAATCTGTGTTGATTGGGCAGTGATTATACTCAAAAGGTTCTGTATCTCCATGCTGTCAGCTCCGGCATCCTCTTTACGAGCGTTCGTCTTTCGATTCACCCAAAATGTAACAAACCAAGTTATAGTAGAAGTGCCACCTACAGCCCCTAACATCGTTAACCATTCATTTAAACTCATTTTATTTCTCTATCTAAATATTAATACTACCTTTGTACTACACACAAACAAAAGAATCTAATTTTATTGTTTGTTTTGTTTGTTTTTAAGGTCGTTAACTCGTGACGAGCAGAGCGGCCTTTGTTAGACCCGCAGCAAATTCCCTCCATTGCTGCATCTTATCAAAATACATTCTCTTCTCTTCGCTTTCATCCTTATTCAGCATTATGGCAATCTGGTCATCATTACTGTATCTGGACTTGATGATAGTTGATTTAATCCCTTCGTAGGAAAGGTCGGAGACATTCTTCATGAACATCCCCTTATTCCAGCTTATCATATTGCCGTTAACCTTGACTTCAAGAGGCATATCCATCGACACCTCTTCGTAGTCATCCGGATTACCTTTAACTGATAAAGCAACTATATTTCTTTCCTTGTGCTTGAGATACTTATAAGCATCCGCATACACCGTATTTCCTTTTACATACATAACTATAAAGTATAACTGATTGTGAAATTACATTTACCTTCCGCTTGCAACGGGTCTAACCATTGTCCCGTATCATATCCGGTTGCCCCTTCAGGCACATATAGGATGTTGGTTCCAGCAGGATTTTTATATCCCATCCACATCCCATTGTCACCGAATGCACCGCTATATGTAGCGGGGGCAGAATCACGGTGAATCTGCATTTTTCTCAATTTTAGGCAATTGGCAAAAGCACCGCTATCGATCATATTCACAGATTCAGGAATTGTCAATTCCTCCAAAGCGGAGCAACCATAAAACATATTTGAACCTATCTTCTGTAAGTTTTCCAAAGTAACATCATATAATGACGTACAACTATTAAAAACAGAACCACCGCTTATCAGTGGCGAAGTCATCAAAGCACGCTTAAGAGCCGGGCACTGTATAAATGTAGCGTTCTGACTTGTCAGTACAAGGCTTGTTACTTCTACATTTTCTAACTTTCCACAAGAATGAAACGCAAAAGCTCCAAGCGACTGAATATTATTCAATATTACTTCCTTAATATTGCTTTTATAAAACGCATAGTCGCCGATGGATATAATGGCACTTAAATCAATATTCTCAATAAGGGAGTCCTGAAACGCGTACATCCTTATTGCGGTGATATTGCCCGGAATGGAATAATCAATTTCCGGTTTCATTTGCGGATATCTTATCAACTCATTGCCTGAAAATAATACGTTCTCATCTACACGGAAATACTGATTTTCAGGAGATACATTAATGGTGGCCAGTTTAGGACAATTTTGCAATACCGCACCGGTAATTGTAGCGACATTACTACCTATATAAATACTTTTTAAGTTTGCACAGCCACTAAAAGCGGTTCCATGCAAACTACTAAGAGACTCCGGTAACACCATATTTTCAAAACTGGTTCCTGAAAATGCATAGCTATTGATGCCGGTTAGTTGAGGTGGAAAATTTATATTTCTTAATCCAAGACAGCCTTGAAAGCATCCATTAGGTATCGTAGTAAGATCTGGAGGAAGAACTGCTTTCTCAAGAATTAAGCATGTTTGAAAAGCACTACGACCAATAGCAGTAACCCCATTAGGTATAATTATCTCTTTTAGCTTCCGGCAGTTAAAAAAAGCACTGCTACCAATAGATTTAATAGTATCAGGCAAAGTGATGCGCTCCATGAGAGAGCAGCTATTAAAAGCATCCTTAGCAATAGCGGTTACCCCGGTAAAATAGCGGAATTCATCGAAGCTTTTCATTGTGCTACCCCTAAACGCAACATTTATATCTCCCACACTTGCAGCCTCTGTTTCAGTCATGAAACTTTCATCCGCTACCCATCCGTTATACCGGCAGATAGCGAACACTTCAGGGTTACTCTTAGAAGTCATTATCACGCCAGGAATAAGGAGGGAAATCTCTTTTTCCACATTTAAGAAGGTCTGATTATCCCATTCCCTTATCAGTTTTGCTTTTATGCCGAATGTTATCAAGTCCATCGGAACTGATTTGACGGTAACGGTGCATAACCCGCCAACTCCTTCCTTTAATTCTACATGTCCCGAATTAAAGGCCGCACCGGAGATTTCCCATTCGATCCGGTATATTCCGTTTTCATTCACCGGACTGGTTTCAAGGGAATATGTGTAATTTCCGACACCGTTCAGGGAGGTATTACCGGATAAATTACCGGATGTAGGATATGTTCTTGTACGAACAGCAACGGGCAGGTCTTTATAGACAATGGCACCCTCGGTTGGAAAGTGCCGGGCTCTTACGGATATATTCATATCAGTGTAGGAGCCTTCTTTAGATGTCAAAGACCCTGTGTCCTTATCAATAGTTACGTTATTATAAGTCTGGTATTCCGTACCCGAAGAAACAATACGATACTCCACCCTTCCCGCATGTCCGGAAAACACGGAAGCCTTGTACCTTGCGGAATCACCCCGAAGGACTTCCGCAGGGCCTGTCAGGAATACCCCGTCAGGAGCGATGATATATAACTCATTATCCGGATTGGTGACATCATTGCCGAATATGGATAGTAATTCGGTGAGTTGGGATTCATTCACCTCGACTAGTCTGATTCTACCCTTCAGTACCAACTTACCGCCATTCTTCTTAATACCACCCAATTTCAGAAGGTCGTCCACGTTTACATTCGTCCAGTTGATTCCTTCCACTGTGACATCACACATGGAATCTTCCGTAGTACGAACATTGTTCCAGGCAAACATAAATGATTTGCTGTCAAGTGTACCGCAATTTCGGATCAGGATGTTATTCAGACCTTTACCGCCGCCGGATATTTTCAACCCGGAAGTAAGGTACTCCATATTTTCAAGGCGTAACGCCTGCATGGTTGCCGGAAGCTCCAATGTAGATACCATAGAATCAGACAAGGAAAGTCCGGACAATCCGGATTCAAAAGCCTTGAAGGTACGCAGATAGATATGGTCTGACAGGTCGATACCCGTGATACCCTTGTAACCGGAGATATCAAGGTATTCCAATAACCTGGCACTTGCCAGGCCTGATATGACGGACAATGAAGTATTACGACGGGCGTCTCCTACCGTATCAACGCCCAATACCAGTTTTTTAAGCTTTGTGCCCGTATCCTTACCGTACACCTCCGTTATATTAAGCGTGGACAGGTAAGGCGTGAAGTTATGTATGTCGAGTTCCCGGACATTGGGAGCCGAATAAATACGTACCGGGTCACCTACGTTAATTACCTGTTTACTCGTAAACGTATGTGATTGGCCGGCAGACAGTTTAATTCCCGTCTCAACAGGGACGTTATTGATTCCGTAGCCGTAATACATACCGATTCCACCCGTCATAGAGAATGTGAGCCCGGCAGGAGCGGCGGCTACTTTAAATTCGATGGACTTTGCCTTGTAAGCTCCGGATACAAATTTACTATCGTACAGGTCAAACCGTCTGCCTAACCACCATCTGCGGTGGGATGTTCGAGAACCTTGCAGCATAACAAGGTTGTTAATACCGGAATCAGTGTACGGGCCTATGTATGAATATTGGGCGTCCTGGTTGTACACTCTCTCGCACCACTTGCCGGCCTGCTGGTTGTCGAACATATCCGTAACCTTGGCGTAAGTTAGTCCGGCCGTGTATAGGGCGTTGTCCACTTCAGCGACAATCTTCATAAACTCATCGTCAGCCTCGAAGTTATTCCATAAAGTGGAATCATGTCCGGCATACGCGTATACAGTTTCCGCATAGGAGGTATCAAGTGTCTGGCGGTCTATCGTAGGAGGATAGATTAACGGGCCGTCGTTTCTTAATCCTAGGATTGACTTGTTATCGTAATTGATATGGAACCACTTCTCCCCGTCTTCGGTTGTCAGCATGGAGTTCTTGACAATCTGGTCAACCGTACCGAACCGCATGCAATAAGCGTAATAGGCGGCTTCCTTGTAAACGTCCAGATGACTCCATTTCTCCGCCTTGAATTTCTCCACGTTATCCTTTGTAGAGACAACCCACCCGGAGAATCTTTTCAAATCATCCGTATTCGTACTTTTGTCCGGATAACGGGATTCGTATGCCTGATCCCATTCCGTATCGAAATTATCCATGTCCTGGAACAATGCCAGGTGATTGCCGTTGTTCAGCACTTCCCAGCATTGGACACGGCTGTTGTCAAATCCGGGTATGTCACGGAACCCATACACGGATTCCGTACTCTTATCGTTGTTAAACGAATATTTACCCATGTAGATAAGTTCGCTATCCGGAGTCAGACGATAGAACACATTAACCGGAAAGCCGTCGATGGTGGTACGAACGTCATAAGGATAGTTATTGGCCAATGCGGCCTTTTGAGCTTCAGTACGCATAACATATTCACCGTTAATCTGCGTGTTGAACAGTATGTCGTTCCAGAACCGGGCAACCCCGGTATTATGAGTGTTGGAGGATTCCGCATACTCCTTTTTCAAACACCACACGTTAACAGGTTGCGCTTTCTCTTTGAAAGAATACAAGCCGTTAAGCATGATATTTCCCAAATTGTCCCATACCTCGCCATAGCCGGTATAAGGTCTAAGGTTCTTCTTCGGATAGCCCATACTACTTGTTCCCTGCGGACGAAGCCGGATGCCTTTACCTGTGAAAGACCGGGAAGGGTCTTGCAGGTTTATGTATTCCACATCGACATAAATCGTTTCGTTTTTGTCGGTGGTATTCTCCAACGTAGGGATATCGCCCGTGAAGATAAAGACCGGACACTGTGCCGCCAGCTTGTCTACGGAGAAACTCTGTGTTCCTTCTTCGTAGATATTGTTTCTATCATAGAGTCTTAACAGTTCTTCCGAGTTGTCACGGTATAAGATGTAGTTATTGAGTATCTGGTCCGCATTAAGTGCCGTATTATAGAAACGAAGGGATTTGAGTTCTACGTCACACCCGGAGGCTCCACCGATTCTTAATGTTTTCGTACTCGTAAAATTGTCCGTGTCACTGTAATTGACGGCACCGCAGCAGATTCCGTTTATGTAGATGAAAACCAGTCCCTTGTTCGTAGCACCGGTTTTGGGATTAACGACAAATGAGATTCGGTTGCTGTCACCCGCTTTAAACTTCATAGCGACACGACTACCGCCGGCAGATTTCATGGAAGCCTCCGATGCGGTTATTAACAATCCCGTGCCGGAAGCATTACGCAAATCACACACTACTGCATCATCATCAAAAACATTGCTGGTAGCAAATTCAAACTCCAGGGTTCTGCCTGATATTGTCGGATCAGGAGATAGCGGAGATACGTTCACGTCGACAGACGCACCGTTTGTAAGAAGAAGGCTGTTGTTCACCCATCCGTTCGCACGGTTCCAGTAAAAGCCGGAGAATGAAGAGGAGTATAAACCGTACACCCATTCTTCACGGTTGGCGTCGCTGTTTGACTTACCGATAGCGGACAAGTCAAGCGTAAGCCCGTCTTTGATTTCCTCCAAAGAGGTAGAAGACTTTTCAATGTTAAGGCCGATGGTGTACACTGTACTTCCGGCGGTGACGGTAAGCGTTTTCAGACCGTAGTCAAGCGGGCGCAAGGAGTATTCAACCTTTTCGTTATTATGCGTCGTAAGGATGTTTTCAGGCGTACCATTGACAGAAATGACAGCATCGGTACTAACCACGTTCGATGGGTTATATACCGAAAAAACAAGCGAATAAGGAATATACTGCTGGATGCCGTATAATTGCAAATTGCCTTCTATGATAATCTCATTGCCGGAGGGGATGACAGCGGAAACACCAATAATCGGGTCACGATCCGCTCCGGTATAAATAATCAGGTCATGGTAGATCGTATCGGAATAGAATCTCTCTCCGTCTACGATTGTGTATGCACGCAGTTGTAGACTGTGTTTGCCCTGGTTTAGGTTAGACACGGAAATATACTTGGTACGTGTGGTGGAGACGTCTACGATTTCATCCTCTACCTTTACGTAGTCGAGCATCACACCGTCTACATACCATTCCATCACTTTGGTACCGTAACCGCTGATCCGGTAAGGGATGGCGGCAGTTGCAGCCGGAACATCTATCAGGTTGTAATGGTTCGAAACATCGTAATTGCTGACCAACTGCAAGTCGATTACCTGGTAGGTGATACCTATCGTAGTAGCGGCAAGCGTGTTTTGTCCAACGATGCCTACAGTGATGTTATTAGCCCCCGTATCAATGTACTTGTCTATACCAAAGTGAACAGCCGTACCGTAGCGGTATCGCTCCGTAATGGTCTTCTTTATACCGTTGCGGATAAACGTATAAGTGGCAACCACATCCTCGCCTACACTCTGGCCCGATTTGTTTTTCGTGTCGAATGTGAAGTCAATGTAGTTGTTCTTTGTACCTGCTAAAATTGCTTTGTACGTGGGAGAAGAAAGGGTTATCTCCGCTGAATAGTTGAATGGAGCGTCAAATGTACCGATTATCAATTGAGTTTGCGTAGGATCATTGAAATATGCGTCCTGGTTTTCTTCATCAGCAAACACAATATAACGGTTATTGGCTGTATCGTAGTGGAATACGCCAGCTTTTGAATTTAACTGTTCTTTTATAAATTCCTGAACACGATTGCCAGCAACAGGAAGATTACCCGTCGATTCATCACCGCCCCAGTCCTGACGCTTATCTATTTTCTTATCATATACTTTCTTTGCCATAATAATCTTTATTTATTTTTCCAACCTTCATTGTTTAACCACGGTTTTACATTTACCCAGAAACCGGAACCGAAGCAACTCCGGATTGTCTGCCATACCAGCTTGGAGCCTTTGTAAATTGCGGTGATGATATGTCCTCCTTTATGGATACTGGTTACCTCCTTACCATTCTTGTAGATCATAGATTATTCCTCCTCATAAATCATGTAGGTTACTTCAGGGTCTTTAACCGGTAAATTCTCGTAGTCGGATTCAGACAAGAATACGGGAGTTATTTTTGTAAGCTGCTCATTTGCTTCCTTTGCAGATGCCAGAGCTTCACCAGCCTTCTTATTTACCGCATCCAATTGTTCCGAAGTAGCATATCCCGCAACATCAATCGTACCTCCCCCGCCAGTGGTACCGGTGGAAGACCATATACCACCCGTTGCCATCCAAATAGGACCGGGAACCGTTTTACCAACAATAGCCCAGTCACCATCCAGAGGTTCAGGAAATGCGGCCTGTAAAGCCTCACCCGTTGCATGCAGACCTTTACACTTGTTAGTCGAATATTTGAGCTTGGTAACCTCTGAATCAATCTTCTGATTATTAGCATTGATAGAGGTAGCAACTTCTCCCCAACTAGCCGTTTTTTTTATTTCATTCAGTTCCATATTTTATACTCTTTCATATTCTACAGGATTAAGTTCTTCAGCAGTAAAGTCGTTATAATTTTGGAGCCACCATCCAACAGCACCACCAAAATCCATACATCTAAAAACGGCTTCTTTCCCTTTTAACAGTAAAGTATGCAGCGGTGGATCTTTATAATAATTGTAACCCGGATACCAAATTGGAAGACCATATTGAATATATACAGGTTCTGTATCCTGCGTAAAGCGTTCGTGAGATGTAAAAATTCTAATTTCTGCACCATTTCGCCCTTCTACCACATCTGGTAAGTTAATTCTACTAATATCATCTTTATCATAAATAGGTTTTCTGTAAGATACGAATACATATCGATACTTATCTATATCTAATACGTATTTAGATGATTGGTCAATCGCCCATGATCTGTAAGGTGTTTGGATTGCTCCTGTAACAGACAACCCGTCCAAATCCCATGATAATTTACCATCAGCCAAATGCCCGGTTCCGTCTTCATTCAAAAGAATCTTCCCATCCGCAATAGAAACCTTTCCAGAAAAGACACCTCCAAGAGCATAGATATACCCCCTTACTACAACATCATTCAAAATGGAACGTCCCCCATGTGTTACAACGAACTTGGCGATGCTTTTCAATTCATCCTCGCTGGGTTGGTAAGAAGGGTTATCCTTAAACATCATAACCGCACGGATAGCCTGTTCAAAAGTGCCGCCTCCCCATTGCGCTACATCGTTATCGTCATTATAAATCCCGGATATGCCAGATGTCACCTTTTGCATCTTACCGTCTTTATGATTACCTAACTGGAGCATACTAGCTAAAATAAGGCCACCCAGCACATCTACGGAACCGTCCTTGATTGCCGATGTCAGATATGATAGACTTTGGAACTTAGCGTAGAACTTTTCATTATCATAAGGTGAAAGTGTCCAGTCCGTGGGGACAGTGCCCCTTTCCAGTTTCAAATCGCATATTACGGCGGTACCGGATAATAACAGGGTACTTTCACCAGAGAAGGTAAACTTGACAATATATTTTTCAAGTCCTCCGGTTAGTGGTTGGGATAAACTAAAAGTACCCATCGCTACAGTAATGTCCGTCCCCTTGGCACGAAAAGAAAATACATACTTCTCACCCGGGATCATTCCCTTTATGTTTTGGGAGATAGCACCTATTTCAGCAGAACATCCGGAAGATGATTTATCATCTTCCAAAACAGTAGCAGTACCCGACCAACTATTCAGGGGGTTGTTATACATCTCTGAATCAGGAGACAGCATACTGTCAGGTTCCAAATTCTCACTCTCGTAATTACCGGTAAAGCCGGAGTTAACTATAAGATTGACGGAACCCACCTGCACGGCTTCCTGTATCTCATCAGGAAGGTCGGACAGGTTACCCGCACCGGTAGAACCTCCTTCAATGTGCAATACACCTGTCAGCTTATTGCCATCGGGGGAAAGCTTTGTGACTTCCTTACCTTCAAGGGAGTAAGAGTCAATACCCGCGTATTGCTTGAAAGAAGGGGCGTCAGGTCCCACAGTGGATAGTACGATTGCGTTTTGCCTGCCTTTATCAGTACGGTTTCCAAGTTGGCAAATACTATCACCGGGCAAAGGGATAGTACTGGTCGAATCACAGTCACCTTTACTCAAATCAATGTAATCCTGCCCGATACCGACTACCAACCGCCAGTAATACTGGTTGCTGATATTTTCATAGACTCCTTCCAATACATTCATGTCACGGCATTGGGCCTGATCGCCTTCCGCAAATAAGTTCAGGACGGCTTTACTTCCGTCGTCTGCTTTCAGATAGCAACGGTAGAAGGTCGGATATTCCTCTACACGGATACACGTCATACCGGCAGGAGAAAGTATCTGTTGCCCGCCAATATGCGTAGTATTACGGATTTCCAGACTGTCAAAAACGGCTTTCAGGCGGATATACATTTCATCCGCCTCTATGTAGGACTTGCCAGTTTTCGGATCTACCTTAAAACATCCACCGGTACCTAAAATACCAGAAAGAAAGTCACCTAATTCAATACCTTCTTGAGCTTTTATAAAGCCTTCAGAAATGAGACCTTTCAAAAATGTTATAAGGCCGGCGGCTGTGTCGTTATCCACCTTGCTAAGCTTTTCTCCCAGTCCTTTTTCTAATACGTTCAGAACATTTTGAATTCTCGCATCTACTTCTTCGATCGTACGTAGCGAGGAAAATATGTTATCATCTGTATATTCTGCTAAATCCTCTTTTTTTATAATTCGAGAGCGAATTTCAAAGAGTGCACGTAGCGATGAAAAAACATTTTTATCGGTCAATGATCGCATATCATCAACCTTCAGCACATCAATGTTGTTTCCTCCACTTCCTCCAGATACTACCGTGCTACCTCCTCCGCTACCGGAACGTACAACTGTTGCGCCAGCCGGATAATTCTTCGACCGGGGATTAGATGGAATTGCTTTTGACTTTATTAATATCTGGTCACTCATACTTCTATCATTATACATTCAAACCGATTCATCTTATAGTCGATTGTGCCTCCAGCATTGATAAATCTCTTATTAACCATATAATTGTCAGACAAACGGGATAGAGGGGTTAAATCGGATGTATGTTTTATTACCTGTGTTAGTTTAATGCGGGGGGCACTATACCGTTTAATTATTCTTCGTATGAGTTGTTCTTCCGGGCGAACAGTTGTTCCTTCAATAGCCAAGTATAAGTTATCAGTCAGATAGTCATCATCCCAAATAACCTTACTGTGGCACGCTCCATCATTATTATAACTGGATATTTTGAACTCTATTTCATCAAGTTCATTGATATAATTCTCATTAACTACATTCTCATAAGTACGGTCTGAATTTTCGTTATCGTTTATATCTATTGGAGAACAGTATTTTAGTTTGAGGTCTTTTATTAAATACCCGTATGGAACTTGTCCCTCTCTTTCCGTTAATGTCGGTGCGTAGATTGACAACTCAAGTGTACCGTATATATTTGTCGGAATATAAATTACAACTCCGTCTGCATCGGAATACTTGCCGAGTACTCCGTATGTTTTATACAATGGAACAAACCCCGTTCCCATTTTACCATCAGCATTTTCCACATTAGATTGATCCAAACTTATAGACATAGTCGCCGGGGTGTCACTCCACGTAAATCGTCCGTAATCATCTTTCGAAACATATTTATCGCCGATTCTTATCCCAACCTTAACCATATCTTTTAAATAGGTAATTCCGTCCTCGGATGGAACTATTCCACCCCCAAAAGGGGAATCATATTTATCCTTCTGCAAAACCTTGATACTCATGTTGAGAGAAAGTGCACCGCCTTTTCCAAAAAATAAAGCTTCATTCTTTGCACTGATAACTACAGTCGAATCATTAAAGACGGAATTAGGAGTTATATCATTAATCGGATCATATTTCGTGCCACAACGTTGCCGGACTTGTATTGCGCACTCATAATTGTATGATTGCGTAGTTGGTGTCTTTAGCCCTGATTCATAAGAGGCGTATCTTAATGGAATAGCCCCCAGCAATTCGGCGGCATTACTCTTGTTTTTATAAATGGACAAGTCTGTAACAGGAGACAAAACACCATTTTTGTAGGTAAATTGATGCATCGTTAAAATGTTAGGATATAACACCTCTCTCTGCGTATGTCTTGTATTACCGTTGCCTAGATTAGTAGATACTTCTCCAATATTTGACAATAACTTTAGCTTATCAAAATCTTCGGTAATTTTAATTTCCTCTATGGGATAATTACTACATTTAACAGTTACTTTATTATAACCCGGCAAAATATCTAATGCGTGATCCGATCCAGCAAAACCAACATTTTGTATGTTAAGCAAAGTCGGGGAAACAGTTCCATTTTTCTTAAACGTTATTGGATCGTATTTATAGAACTCTCCGATATGGTCTATATCGATGAAATATAGCTCGCCCTTCCAATCAACACAGGTCCAATTAAGGAACTTACAGATCTCCTCTAACACCTCTTTCAAAGTCATTGCTTTATCATCTTCATCAAAGAAATTCTGTTCACTTACTGTCATATTTTCCAGTACATTAGTTCCTTCTGCATAACTTTCTGTATCTTTCGCATATACATGTGGGAAATATATGGCGTTGTATTGAGCAGAAGCCGAAGTAATACATTTTTTTAGCAAGTCCCAAAAAGACACAAATGTGCGGCTCTCCCCTATTTGTTTGTAATCAATAAACTCGAGAGTGGACATGGCACTTATGCACTCCAGATCAAGATTAAATGTCTTCAGGGTATAATCTTGTGTATAAAGCTCTGGCTTTATGAATCCACACCAAGTAACTAAGCCATCTACTTTCAAGGTCACCCGATACATTTGATAACCTGTAGAAAATAAATTCTGCAAATAATCACTGCCAACCACCCGGATCGTTGCTGTACTAAATCGAGTAGGAGTATAAAGAAATTCTTCATCCTCTATATCAACTGTAAAAGGAGAATCCCCAGCAGGAGTTAACTCTTTTGATTTACCCGTATAGTATTCTTTTTCAATTTCTACCACACATGGAACATTATCAAGCGTGGCAAATGGTACTGTGTATATTAATCCGTAACTCATGATATAGGTTTCTTTCCCTGTGATTTAAGTTCATTATTAATCGTAAGAATAAGGTCTTTGGCTCGGACTCTAGTAGTTACTGTGGAGGACATATTTCCACTTCCGCCCAACTTTCCGGAATTGATAGCTTCAAATAGTCGTGACTGCTGCCCTTGGTTTAAAATCATTTCGCCGGCATTGACACGGGCTAGTATTTTATCTCCAGAAGTGGGACCACCGGTTATAACGCCTCCTGTAGCAAATTTAGGAATAGAAGCAAACAACGCGACTGCAGCAGCTATTGCTGCACCAATGGCAATAATGTTTGCTGGGAATGGTAAACTTGCAGCACTAGATCCAGCTGCACTTACTCCCTTTGCAGTATTGGCAGCCACTTCCTTCGTTGCTGTAGTTACTGCTGTGGCAGCCTCTGAAGTATCTGCAGTTTTTTTAATTTCCGAATTTGCAACTTTTACACCTGTGACAGTCGTATCAACAGCAGCTTCTGTTACTTTTGAAGCAGTGGCTACACCAGTCATTTTAGCCTCCTGCTCTTTTGCCTGTGTGAGTTTATTGGTGATTTCTGTCAGACTCTCAATCATCTTAATGATAGATAAGAAAGTGTCTACTACATTTGTCATTGCGTTCCAGATAGCCATAATTCTCTCCCATCCGGATGCATCTACGTCATTCATTACATCGCGAAGGTTACTGAACGCACTAACAATACGGTCTGAACTGCTTGCAATGTCTTTAACGCCAGAATACAATGATTCATTAAGCTCTTTATTGAGATTCTTTATATCCTCTTTTACCTGTGCTAATTTCAAAGCTTCTTCTAATGACGGAACATTCGCCATAGCATTGGCAACCTCATCTGATAATGTCTTTCCAATATTACGGGCTTCTTCTTTATATTTATCCGCTAACTCTTTAGCTTTGTCCAGATTTTCAGAGGCAATCTCTGTTTTTGTTTTTTTGTAATCAAATGTAGTATCACGGGGTTTTATCTTAGTAGAAGATGAAAGTAGTTTTGCTTTTAACTGCATAGCGGAGATAAATACATCAGCCTCATCTCCGATACCTTTGATACCGGCAGCGGATTTGGCAGCTTCAATAGAAAGAGAAGCTATATTTGTATTCAGTTCCTTTTGAGACATCAAACCTTTGGAATGCTGCATCTGGGCTTCCTTTACCTTTGTATTGTAATCCTTCTGAACCTTTTCGAATTCAACGAGAGCAGTATTTTTATCCTGATCTTTGATTGCCTTTTCAGCTGCTTGCTTTCTGGCTTTCAAATATTCACTTTCGAGAACCTTCTGATTTCCTGTCCCTTTACCATGCGCGTACATCTTTATATTCAATTCGCCCAAAGCTTTATTATATTCAGCCTGGGTAATCTTCCCGATCTCTAGTTCGGCTTTTAATTCCTCGAATTGTTTATCGAAAGATTCCTGCTCTTTCTGTAGAGGAGTCTTTTTCTTTTTGTCGTCATCTGGATCTACTATTGGTGTCGTTAATTTGCTTGCATTGGCTTGGTATTTACCAGCTCTGTTGGTAGCATCTGCTATTACACGGTTGTTTTCGATATATTCTTTTACTGCCTTATCCACATCAGACAAAGAAATACCTTTGTATAAATTTCCATTTTTCTTTAGTTCATCTCTGATAGCATTATTATAAGCAAAGCTATTTTGATTAGACGTGCCATCGATGGGCTTTAATTTGACTAATCGATCCATCTGTTCGGTGCTTAATCCTACGCTTCCTGACAGCTGTGCATTCTTTTCCGAATACTCTCCGACAGTATTAAATGCATGTTCTGCCATGGCTGCTTCTCTAAGCAATGCTATTCTAGTCTTTACTAACTTGTTGAGTTCTTCTTGTGACAAGTTTTCTTTACCTAACATTTTCTGCAACTCGCCCTGTGCTGTGTTAATTTCATTTTGACTTTTCTTTCTGTCATTCATGATATTAATCAAAGTTTGCATATGTGTTATTTCAGGAGTAGTACTTGCACTCCAAAGATTTTTCTGATAATCAGAGTATATATTCTTTATGCGTTTTGATTCTTGGTAGACAGTAGATAACTTTGCAATAATTACTCCGATGGCAGCGATTACGAATGTAGGAATAGACGATATAAATAATGCTTTCAAAGATCCTAAAGCCTTGCTAAATGCCATTTTTATAGAGGCGCTAGTTTTTTGTGCTTTCCATGCCATTTCATCAAATGCAATTCCAGCATCTTTTGCAGCTCTTCTAGCAGCTGATTTCGCAGCCAGTTCTGCTTTTGCAATAGAACTTATTATTTTATTAACTAGTCGGCTAGTGACCATCACTAAAATAGCAGCAACAGTATATGTTACAATACTTTTTATATTGTTTGCTGCTGATTTTACGATTCCGGTTAACCAATCAATAAGGGTCTTATACTTACTTTGTATGTCCGTCCCGTTTACAAATTCTGTAAATGCGTTTTTCAGGCGATTTACGGATGTTTCCAAGTTATCAGTATCAACGTTAGGAATCATTTCGTTGAGCGCTTCTGCGAACTTAGGAAGTACATCTGCGCTCATTAACTTACCTTGCTTCATTAATTTGTCAAGTCCACCAACAGAGACACCAGCGGCTTTTGCCATAGCCTGTAATGCTACCGGAAGACGTTCGCCCATCTGTAAGCGTAATTCCTCGGAACTAATCTTACCTTTACTCATCATTTGGGAGAGTGCAAGCATTACACCGTTACTATCGTCTGCGCTCATCCCAAAGGCTGTACATGCACGGGAAACGGATTCGAATACTTTGCGCTGGTTCATCATGGACATACCGGAAATAGAAGCAGCTGCCGTGAATTTCGCATAGTTTGCAGTCAGAGCATTAATCTCCAGCCCGTACTTCTTTGCCAGATCCAACAAATACCTTTGGTTATCCGCATACTGTGACATAGTACCGGACACATTCTTTAGTGCGGTAGTCACTCTATTAGTTTCACGGGCTACTTCAATGAGCCGAGAAACGAAATTACTCAAACCTAAGCCACCGGCCCCCAAAGCTGCAGCAAAAGTAAGAAGCTGCATCTGCATTGATTTGAATGCAGCTTTCACTTGATTTGATCCTCTCTTGAAGTTCTCTGTCAAGAGATTTATTGCTATACTAAAACTTAATTTACCTGCCATAACATCTTTGTTCTTAGGTGTTTATTCCATTATTCATAAATAACTCGAAAATGTCCGCATCTTCCGCCAATGCTCTTTCCGCTTCTTTCATATCCTCCATCTCTTCCCAAGGAAATGTTATCAGGTCTCTAGCACCATTCTTTAACTTACTTGCGTCAATATGTGGAAGGATTTTATAGTAGGTCCATAGCCTATCACTCTCCATCTGCTCCTTTTTTCTCCGTTCGTAGGCATCTATGTATATTGGAAGATCACATAGTTCCATTTCTTCCAGAGCATAATGCGCATCAAGTCCAGCCATGATAAGTGTCGCAACCAATTCACCAATCATCCCAGGTGTGACGTCGTGATTTGCTATGTCATCCTCTTTTTGCTTTTTTTGAAATTGAGCGAGAACTGCTGTTTCTCGCTCCAAAGCCATAACCATTTCACGAGTTATCTTTTCGTTTGATAGGGTGTGCCGGAATACTTCAAACGTATACATCTTGCCTTCATTGTTGCATACTGTAGTTGTGTAAAGTAATGCATCTACATCATCCTTATCGGCATAATCCATTAAGGAGAATGATTTTCCCCGAAGCTGTTCCCATCTGATTATTGATTGAATATTCAGTTTTACTTTCGGATCAAAACGAAATCTTTTCCTCGGTGCAGGGCTATTTACCACTGTTGGAGGACCCGGGCGGCAGCATTTACTATCAATAATTGCAACTACTGTAACTAGGGTAAATACGATTATTATGATTGTGATGAATAAACTCATAGTTGTTCTAATTAAAAAAGGCGGCCATCATCTGACCGCCTTCACGTTTATTACTTTTTATGCTTATTCCCCTGCAGGAACGGCTTCAACCTTTTGCAAGGCACCAACACCTTTAAAAGATGCGGAACACGTTGCAATTTGCCCATTATCACTCTTTAAAGACAAAGAGGTAAGCATAATCTCACCTTTATAATTCGGTTTGGTAGTATCAATTGCGAAGCTGCCACCAACGTTAGTTTTATCGGTGATAGTTGACTCACCGACTACGAACTGGAATGTTTCACCAGTATCTACATGTTTCAGTAGTTCGTCATAACTGGTTGCTCCTTGTAACCGGGTAAGCAATGATTCGCTACTGATGGTGAAACTCTTTTTTCCAGGTAACGACGCCGCCCAATCGCCGCACATTTTATTGGAGATATCAATTTCTTCAACTGACACTTCCAAAGAACAACTGGATGCGAACGCTACCGGATTTTCACCAAGGAAAAGAAATAACTGACCTCTTACGATGTCTTTACTTGAGTCATGTTTAACTGCTGTCATACTATTTAAAATTTTAATTTTACGTTTCATTTTTATTCTACTGAAAATTGAAGCACTTGAAAGTATTTCCCCTCTGAATAATCTTCCGTGGAATCTTCCAGGTGTATTGTCATATCCGGATTAGAGAAGTCACCTTCTAAAGCCTCATATATAAGAGAAGCTAGTTCTAAGCTACGATCATAATCATCACTAACAGCGTTTACGAATACAGTAGGAATTTGCCGGGCAACGCCCATTTTAGTATATTCTTGTTTGTAACCATCACGCTGATATATGATGAAGTCACCCTCTGTCTTCATTGGGGCAACAACAGGAAATATTTTCTTTCCTATCAGAGAGGTGATATCTCCTGAATCGAGTAAAATATTTCTAATCTCGGTTGTAATCGCCAGTTTATTCATTAGCTTCTGTTATTTATTCGTTGAACGGCTTTTTGAACACCTTGATAGAGTGCATTCATGGCCCTACTCTCTTCACTCACTTTGGCATCTGACCAAAAACGATTAGCCGGCATAATACCTCGATTTGCTCCGCTTTTAGTCGTTCGGACTTTCGTTCCGGAATCTACCAAGTGAGAATGATTACCACCCGGACGATCAAAGCCCGCAAGTGCTCCAAGTTTGTTCCGTTTAACCCGGTTCGTAAACGAGTTCATCAGGTGGTTGGTCTGTTTACCACGATGAAGAAGACGGGACCGGAGGTTAGCCCTACCTTTAACTCTGAAAACATTGACAGCAGATCGAAGCCCGCTTCTAATAACCTTGTCCTTTTCAAAGTCCTCTAAATTGTCTACGAGGTACTGAATGTTTTCCCGGTCTATTTGTTTAACCTCAATCATGTATCAATTTTTTCAAGAGTTAATAGCAGACTGTTATCGTTCATTTGAGGATTAACCATTTTGAGATTATACTCGTTACCGTTGTAAACAACATGAAGATTCTCTTTGATAGCCGGATAATTACGCACTTGGAAAACGAGTGTATGCCCGATAAATTGCTCCATCGCACTAACTCCATCCCGATCTGCGATAAGAGACATTTTCTTTCTGCATGCCCGGCATTGGAATACTTCTTTATACTCCTTCTTCACTGCACCTGTAGGGCTTTGTGTCTCAATTGGGGATTTGAATACAAGTGTTTCACGTAATAATCCTGCTCTCATTTTGAATAGTCTCTATAAAGATCAACTAAGTATTTTGCCCCTTGAGGAATTTCCTTTAGAGTGGCATACGCGGTATTTTCCCGATTTGCATAATAGGCACCAAGACACAGCAACATCGCCTGAACCAGTGGCGTAGGAATATTCTTACCGCCATCAATGGTAGCAAGTTCTTCCACGGATACGCAAAGTTCCTTCGCTGTTTTCTCCTCGACTACTTTAATAAGAGCCTCTATATACGAATCTTCATCCGTATACGAGGGCTCTATATTCAAGTGCCTTTTTGCCATATCTAAGGTCACGTATGCCATATTACTTCATCGATGCGACACAGAATGACTCTTTACGAATAAAGCCCATGTTCCAATAAGAATTGGTAATGAGTCTTACAGTACCTTTGAGAGCCTGTGTATAAGGATCAACTAACAATTCAATACCACCCCACTGGCCTAAGAAATAATCAGACCAGTTACCGAACACCGCTCCGAATTCATCATTACCCTCTCCCAACTCTTTTGGCAAGTTATTCGTACGCAAAGCCTTATAGCCATTCAATTGCCCGTCCCCATTGCCTGCAAAGATGAAACCTCCAGCCCCTGATGCATCTTTCACTTTTGTCTTAGCTTTACCAATGAGTGACGGATGCAAAATATATGCAAGGTTGCCAAACAAAGCGTTCTGCGTATCGGCATTCGTCTCCATTGCAACGATCTGCGCCCAGTTGATATCCCCTTTTACAGTATTACTAAGGGTGTGGAACATACCATCGGGAGTATTTTCTACGCCCTTAGTTTTGCTAAATGCCGTTTGCTCTATCTTCTGTGCGATGGCTACAGCAATAGCTTGGCGAATATAGGCTTCAACAGAAGCGTTCTCCTGCACAAGTAACTGCTTAGAGATATCCACATATGCTGTCAATCGGAGCGGCTTGAACACATCCCCTTTGGAGAATTTTCCGGCTCCGTCTTCTGCCTCTTCATTTTCTCCTTCCCAAAACACATTAGCCCCTGAAAACTGCGGCCAATAGATATTACCCTGCAGACCTGTCATAAAACGAGCTCCTGCACGGGCCAACACTAGTGCCGATTGCAATGGAAGCAGCATTTCCTGTTGTTCTTCATCGATGATAACGCCAGTAGCGGCTTCGGTAGCAGCTGTAAATGCTGCACGGCTCTCTAAATTTACAGGAACTACAATACTGCGCTTATCCGCCATTTGTGCTCCTGATGTGTTATGTAGTGTGGTAGCTGCATCAATAACACTTGCGTCAGACTCGTTCTGTTGAGCTCCGTCCACCATATTTGCAATGGCTCTACGTAATGAGAACCTTTCATTTGCTATTGGCTGATGCCTCTTTCCTTGCTGACGATTCATAACCTCGTGTTCTTCGATCTCAAGACCAATTTCTGCTCTGCGTTGCTGGTTTGTCCCCAGTTCCTCGGCTTCCTCCGGTTTGAACTGACGTTTTTCAGTCTTTGCGCCATTAATAATCTCTTTAGAACGAGCAATCAACTGATTTCTTTCGTCCTTTAACTCTGTAATACTTTTTTCTTTTGCCATAAATTTATAAATTTAGTGATTTCTCTATACTTTGGTAATAATCTTCAGGGACTGTCTGCTCTTTCTTACGAAGTTCTTCTTCGACTTGCTCTTTACCACGCAAACACACGGACGTTTTGCTGTATGCCGCATTATACACCGGTGAAGCGTCATACAAATTGCCAATTTTATGAACTGTACGTTTCCAGGTTCCGTCACTTTTCTTTTCCCAAGTGTCTTTTTCAACATCGAAACAAAAAGAACTCTGGTCTATCTCTCCGCGACGAAGGTTTTCCAGTAATTCTTCTCCGAGTGCTGTTTTCGGTGCCTCGAATCGATATTTCAATCCCTTGTCATCCACGGACAGAAATAATGATCCGGTCCCTTCTTTGCTTCTTGCAAGAATACCACGGGTTTGATTGTGATTCAGCAATGCAAATACATCGCTTTTCTCAATAACTCCGTCTAAAGCCCCACGCTCTATAACTTCCTCAAACGGAAGCCCGTCAGATGGTGTATTGAATAGCAGTGCGTAGCCTTCTACAGTTCTCTTTTCCTCCGTATCTCCGGTCAATTGCACCTGGAATGAAGTATTTCTAATTTCTCTTTTTTCGTCCATAACTGTACTTTTACTAACTAACCAAATTTTTGTCTGACAAATCGGGATTATTTTGCGGTTCATCCACTTTTTCTTTCACGGCATTATCCAATGTCTGTACATTCACTTGTACAAAAGCCTTATCTCCATTCTCTATTCTAGGCATATTATTTTCTCTTCGAACTTCGTTGGGTGTAGCCGCTCCTACTGTAGCCAAATCCTTCCAAAATGCAGCCTGTGCACTTTTATCGGTTCTTAGAATAGCGGAAGTATCGAATTCAGATATAAATCTTCCCCGTTCGGATGGTAGAAAGACTTTGCGGTTTATTTCTAGCTCTATTTTCGTAATAACTGCGAGGGCCGTATCTGTTAAATATTGAAGTTGGGTAGCTTCTACAGTCGAATAACTGGATTTAGAGAGATCGAAAGCTTTGACTGGAGATACAGAGAAGAACCGGCAGAGGTCCACAACGTTAAACTGTCTGCTTTCAATAAACTGGCTGTCTTTGGGACTTATAGAAATTGGCTGATACTTCATATTCCCCTCTAGCACGGCAATACCGTTAGGATGTCCGGTTACAGGATTTGTACGTTCTTCCCATGTCTGGTATATCTGATCCTTTTTGTCTTTATCCAGTCGAGCCGCTTCAACCGTCAGTATACCTGCAACACTTGCACCGCTCTTGAAAAAACCTTCTGCGTGCTCTTCTGTACTGGTTGCAATCCCAAGAGATTGGCGCGCATGTTCGAGTGTAGACACACCAATAATGCCGTCATAAGAGAAATTGAGCACATGGATCATGTCTCTCGGATCTACAAGTTCTCTAAAACCTACTACCTGATATCGTTTACGCATAATCCCAGAACGGTCAGTGACCCAAGTAATCGTCACCTGGCTGGATGGCAAATAAATGAGCTGTGCAGCATTCATTTTACTATCGCGTTCAATGTATGCGTAGCCGTTACCGGTTAGCAGTACGGAAGCCATAAGAGTTTTGAAGAAAACATACCGAGTCATATCTTCATTAGGCTCCATATTGAGCATGTAATATGCCGGATGCGATTTAGCCTCGGCCTTAAATCCATCTGCATCTAAATGATAGGTTTTCAGCGGAAGCACGGCCACACTGTCCGAAATGAGATCCACGCAGCGGTATACAGTAGACAACAGCATAGGTTTACTTCTGCTGGTAAACATAGGACGGGAGCCATTAAAACTCCAGGCTGTAACCTGTGATGTTTCCTGTTTACTCGCTTTTCGTATTTCAAATCCTAAAAATTTCATATATGCTTTTTCTACTAACCAAAAAGTTGTCAGACAAATCAATAAAATTCTCCATAACGAGGAGAAACGAGATATATTCCAAGTGCTTCCAGTTTGGCGATCACACCATCTATTTTTTTCTCTTCAAACTGTTTTGACGGTTTTGTATTGCCGTTCCTGTCCCTTGCCATAACGACATTGCGGAAACAATGCCGGTTAATTACATTATTGTCGATAACGGCTTTACCGGAGAGAATCAAACGTTCCATCTCCTTTGTCGGGCGGTTGAAATTTCCGAGATTCTGACCGTATGGCTCCATCGGTAGCCCTTTTTCCTCTGCGTTAATGACAAATTGAGTGGAGTTCCAGGAGTCGTAAGCGATTTTTTGAATGAATACTATTTCCCGGATACTCATTATGTCATTCAGGATATAATCGTAATCGGTCACATTACCGGGTGTGATGGTTATATGTCCTTGTCTTCGCCATTCTCCGTATAAATCTTTAAATCGCTTTTCCTGTAAGGCGGCTTCCGGCAGGTAATAGAGTGTTTTGAAATAGTACTTATCCGATGTGGGAAACATAAAATTAACACAGGTAAGGTCGCTGGTACTTGACAAGTCAATACCGGCATAGCAATCCATATCCCGGAACTGTTCAAAGTCAAGATTAGCGGAAGCCTGCAAAATATAATGGTCCGGTATCCATACGGTTTCCGAGTCACACCAGATATTGAAATTCTTTGTTTTAATGCCGACTTCTTCCGATGGAGCATTAACTGCTGATTGGACTTGTGTCTGCAAATATTGAGGTTTGACCGTAACTCCTAGATTGGGGTTACTCTTCTGCCAAGTTTCCGGATCCTTCCAATCATCTCCCTCATCAGGAGAAAAGATAGCAGCAAAGAGTGCATCATTTTCTTTTAGCCCAGACAATACTTCCGTACACATTTCACGGTATTGGTAACATGGACCTAATTTATCAAATCCGGCCGTAGTGATAATAACCGCCATCGGATTATCACGCATACCCTGTGAGGACTGGAGTACGTCTTTTAGACCTGTATTCTTTGCAGCGTGATACTCATCAATCAAATACATCGAAGCATTAAAACCGTCTAACTTTGAATCATCTGCGGCAAAGACCTGTAAAAGAGATAACATCTTTTCAAATTTGACCTTATCACGATAGGAAACAAGATCTTTTCCTTTCGGATCAATCCCTTTTGCGAATTGAGAGCAGAACTTGAATGCGATTTTAGCCTGTTCTTTAGAGTTAGCTGCCAGATCCACTTCTGCGTCCATTTCTCCGTCAGCAATTAGATGATACAATGATAATCCGGCTGCAAAAGCTGTTTTCCCATTCTTTCGTGCAATCTCTATGTAGACATACTTCACAAGGCGTTCATCTGTCTCTTTGATATAGAACCCATAGATAGCCGCTATTACAAATTGTTGCCATGGTTGTAAGATGAACAGCTTTCCGGCATGGCGTCCGGTGAAATGTCGAAGAATGGAAAAGAATTCTATAACTTCATCTGCTTTTTCCTCTTTGAATTCGTATCGATCATCCTCCATCATGGAAAAAAAACGTTCAGCAGCAAGCTGAATAAACTTACCGGATACGACTTTCCCGCCTATAACGTCTTGAGCGTATTTATAGTAAGTCTTTGTCTGCATTAACGAGTTTCTTTCTTGCCTTTCAGATACGTCTCAAGTGGGGATTCTTCATTATCTCCTGCGTTCATGGCTTTGATTTGCCCCTTACTTTTAGCAGTCAATCCATATTCTTTTGCCAGTTCCAGGTATTGGCTCCAGTTCTCTTTAAGCAAATTCGCCTCCGGACGTTTCACCCATTCGCCTTTTAGATTCTCCATCGTCATTCCATCCCGCGCCAAAACTTCAACGCATTCCAGATAAGCATCATAAGCCGTGGCCATCCGGTGCAGCTGGGGAATATCGGCAATTTCCAGCATACCTCTATCATTCAATTGCTTCACAAGGTCCGATATAATCTTTCGGGCTTCTTTATGCTTGATCGTTTCAGGTAGTTTAAAGCTGATTTTCTTCTTTTTTTCCATGATTTTGACTCGTTTTACTATAAAACCATACGATTGTCAGACAAAAATGTGGCTTTTAACAAAACGAAACAGTTTGGCTTTTTTCAAAAAATGCCGTGTGTGTGAACTAAGGTAGGGCGAGGTTTGGAAGGCCTCGAATGCTCAAATTTGACCCCATACCCCCTTGTTGACGAGCAAATGGTTAAAATTAACTTAAAATTAAGAATTACACATTGAATTCATAGGGAAATCCCTATTTGTTTGATTTATGCATAAATATTGCCCTAAATGCTTGCACATATACAAATGATTATGCATCTTTGTAGTGTCAGATAAACAAAGTATTAACCCTTTAAAAGAAAGTAATGAAAGAACTGAATGAACTTGAACGGATTGAGTTCGAAATTGAAAAGGAGAAACAGAATCTAAGAGAATGGAAACGCAAGGTACTTATATTGGAAATAGGAAAAGAAGATGATGAAGCCCGTACCGATGCGATACTCGAAAGGATATCAGAACTCCTTGAAAGAAAAGAGAAATTAAAGAAGTAGTAATCTCCCCCTCTTCGGAGGGGGCATAACTCTAACAACGATATGAGAACATTAGAAGAAGATTTGTTGAAGATGGATAGTCTGCATGGAGATGAACTTGATGCACACTTGTACGAGATGAAGGCTTTGTATACCAAGCCAGAAGAGAAAGAAGCTATTAGAAAACATCTGGATAAAACTCTGGACACAATAGCTAATAACGTTGAGAGTATTAATAATCGCCTCACTATACGGGAACAGATGAATGAAATTATAGATTTAATCCCTGTGTCATATATTGCCAAGAACTACTTCGGTAAGAGCCGTGCTTGGCTGTATCAACGTATTAACGGATATAAAGTCAGGGGGCATGTTTATACGCTTAATGAAAAAGAACTTGAAATATTCAATCGTGCTTTAAAGGATATTGGTCATAAAATCGGTTCACTTTCAGTTGGTTAATACAACTGTTATCTGACACCGCCTTTGCCTGTGAACCGTGCAAAGGCTTCAGGGAGTAGTTATGTGCTACTCCCCTTTTTTGTTATGTACCGCTTGATGGCATTTTTTGCATAAACTCATAAGATTATCATAATCATAAGCTAGAACAATACGTTGTACTGGATCGTCTGTACTCATAAACGAAATTAGATGGTGTATATCTTCGGCTGGAGTTATTTTGTTTTCTTTTAAACACATTTCACAGAGTGGATTACATGCGAATTTCCAGGCACGTAAACGACGCCAGCGATCGGAGTTATATACTTTCCTCCGTTCTGCATCGTAATAGTTATCATTCCTCTTCTGTTGTTTTTGGGGCTTGTAAATAGTCGGCATAAGGTATTTCTTTTAATAGTTTATTATCATTGATAGCTTGATACTCTATCATTCGGAAGCGATAACAGAAATGATCTATCAATTCTTTGTCAGTTGAAAGAGATGAGGCTTTTTCATCAAGAGATACAAACAATACTGTATCTTGGAAAATATCTTCATTGTCTTTAGAACAATAAAGTCCGTGGCTATGATCGGCACACAGTTGTTTTAGCTGCTTGTAATTGCTTGCGATCATAGCCATAACTTTATCATTAACCTTTCCCTTCTTTATCCTTCTCATTCGGTATCTTCCAGTTACCTGATTTATCTATCAATTCCTCAATACTACGGTTTACCATTCCTCGAATGATAATTGATGTACTAGTTCGTGTTATTTTTGAAAGTTCGTTCAAAAGCATTGCACTACGTTCATCCAACCGAATAGAAATGCGTTTTTTATATTCCATATTAGTATTTTATAGCCTCATCTTATTTAATCATTTTCTAAAAAACATATCTCCCGAAATGGATCGGGCCGTATCATCATCGGTCAGACGAATATACCTGAAGAAGTTTTGTTCTGTCCGATGACCAGTTAACTTCATTATCTCTAGCGTTTTCATCCGGCCAGTGAGATACATATTCGTCGCCGCCGAACGCCTAGCTGTGTGGCTAGATATTAGTTCCCACTTTTCACGAGTGACTGTGATGATCTTACCTCCTTTGGTGAATGAGTAAGTAACCAGGTCATTAAGCCCAATCTCTTTCATTATCACCTTCAGATATTTATTGAAGTACTGGATACATAAACCGCAGGGGACAATACCATCATACTTTTGAAATATTTCCTTCACATAATCATGTGCCGGGACCTTGACATCCACATTGGTTTTCTTTGTTCGGATCATAATATAGTTATTTATAAAGTTTTGACTTGTCAACCTTGAATAGTCGGAATAACGCAAGGCAGTAAGGCATCCCAATACAAACATGTCTCTAATTCTTTCCTTTGCTTTCCGCTTATCCTGCCCTACAAACTTGTAGTAGTAGATACGGGTAATCTCATTCATTGAAAGGAATACCGCATTTGTAGGCTCACATTTCAAATCAATTTCATCATAGGTAACATCTACTGCATAATTGTATTGCGAAGCTCTACGAATAAGAGTCTGTATTTTTAGAATATATCCTACAATGGTATTATGTCGTAACCCGCAATCTTCAAGATAGACTATGAAATCATCAAGAAATTCAGCCGTTACCGAGTTGGTGAATATGTCACAATCAAACTCCAATGAAAAGTTTTCAATGTGCTTTATTATCGCATCATAAACGGCTGCATAGTGTTCAGACTTGCGCCTGCTGCGCTTTTCTAACACATCCCGGATAAAGTCGGTGAAAAATACTCCTTCTAATGGCTTCTCCTGACGGAAGTGATTAATGTAGTCCTTTCTCGCTGTGCGGGTGGGGACTGGTTGTAATACTGATAATGCTTTGGTCGTATTATTTTAAAGGGTTAATAGTTATTCTTCGTTAAACTTCGGGATAGGCATCCAATAATCAGGAGCTATTCCGTTTTCCCATCTATATTCTTTGTTATATCCCCAATACCGGCAGATGTAATAATCATAGTCACCATATGAGTTTTGAATTGCTCCTAGCACATCTATACTACCATATTCATTACCATCTATTGCTTCTATAATAGGGATAGGAACCCTATCTTTTACACTTATCCAAGGAGATTGCTTGGTTCCATCTACAAAACCTTTCGCATATACTTGTCGAAGATAAACCTCAATCACATGCGGCTGATTTATTCGGTTAGCCAACTGGCTTACTATATCTTTTAGCTTCATTTCTATTCTTAGCTTCATTTCTCTATTAATTTGAGCCTAATTAGGCTACATCGTTAATACTAATTTCTCCTTTCAAAACTCGCTCTACCTGCCTATCAAGTATCTCTTGAAACTCTATCTGGCAGATAAGAGAGCAATCTGGTATAATCTCTTCCACTGGGTCACCTCGCCACGTGGGTAGTTCATCAAGGAAGATTCGCCCATCTTTATCCTTTAGGCACGTTGCGCCTACATCACGCTCAATCTGTGCTACCTCGTTGAATACATTTGGAAAATCCTTTCGTATTTTGTTCCAGTAGCCCATGCCACCTTTCACGCAACCGATACAGTTATTGTTATTGTAGCCCATCTTGTACATAGCGGGGATTTCAATACCGGCTTTCCAAAGCATTCCCATTGCATCCGGCTTCGTAATCTGCTTTTCAATAAGCGGGAATAGTGGCTTTGTATCCGGGCACTGCTGCTTGAATCTGATAGCCCGGTTAATCTCTTTTGGATTGTAATCGAATCCCCATACTTGACCGTCCCAAGAACCTGTCTCTTATACACATCTCCGAGCCCACGAGACCGATCAGTATCTCG